TAATTAATAATTTAGCTTATATATTGATTTTACGTTAACACCGTTAACAGATGCCTGATTAGTCATTAGCAGTGATACTTTTAAGCGACTACATAAAATCCCATTTACGTTAATTTTGCGTTAACACCGTTAGCATTCATGTTAGCATTCATGTTAACACCGTTAGCATTCATGTTAACATTCATGTGTATTTATCTTTCACACGATCAAAAGCTGTTCTTTGGACTCCATAGCTAGATACACGAACAAAATTTTTCTCTTTCCATCCCGGTATTCGTCGCATTATGTCCACAATAGCTTTCGACTCCCAGCTCGGTATTTTACCCTTTTTATTCCCCAAGCACTCGCACCATATTTGCGCCGCGCATACACGTTCATGGTATGCCACCGTGCCGTCTGTAAAATCATCAATAGGCGATTCCAGCCACTCCTGAATAATGCCCTCCCGGGGGTCTTCTTCTAAATGTAGCCCCTGAATTCTCTCCGCTTCTTTTATTGCTTCGCTGTCAAGCTGCAGCGATTCGTCGTTGTTGTACAAGTAAAGTGCCTCAGCCCATATTTGGCTTACTAAAGTGTCAGTTACTTCGTCCCAATGGTCTATTTCTTTTTTATCCGGATTCACATCAACCGGCCAAAATCTTCTATTACCGGTTTGGTCTTGTAAAAACCCATGATTATTTGTCGTGCCAAAAAACACACATTTTCTCGGAAATTCAGATACTTGCCTATCGTAAGCAACTCGGTACCTATCTTCCGTTTTAGATAAAAAGGTCTTAACTTCTTCAAGCTCTGATTTTTTTAATACGGATAACTCACCGAGTTCAAATATCCATGCACTTTGTAGATGCTCCCCGGCTTCTTTATTTTCAAAGGTCCTCAATGAATCTGAAAACCATTTACGCCCGAGCTTCGCCAGTAAGCTGCTTTTTCCAACTCCCTGGGGCCCTACAAGTACAAGCATCTGGTCGAATTTGCATCCCGGTTCATATAGCCTTTTAATGGCGGCGATAAACATTTTCCGTGTTACTGTCCTAACATAGTGCGTGTCGTCGGCGCCTAGATACCTTATAAATAATCTGTCAACCCGGTCAATACCATCCCATACATGCGATTCAATATAATCTTTTATTGGATGAAAAGTGTTTTTGTGTACTACTTCAGTAAAAGCATTTTGTAGGGTTTTAGCAGAGTTGAAGTCATACAATTTCGAGAAATAGTGTTGCAGTCTTTTATCATCAGCACCCAACCAAGGCTCATAGTCTTCGTTTTTACGTTCTCTATCTCTCCAAGGTAAAGAGCCGCATATTACTTCGGTATTTCCAAAAGCGTCATAAGCCAGCACATTCTTAAATCTACCATGAGAAAGCAAAACTTCAGCGTTTTTAGCTGTAGGATTAGGTAGCTTAGTTTTCGGATTAAAATCCAACTGTTCTTCCCAGTTCTCGTCGTTGTCGCTAAAATCATCACAAGCGTCTGATAGCATTATCTTTTTAACTGCTGTGTCTGCTGCTGCAAACTCCAGCATAGCTTGGTAACTTGGGTATTTAGTAGTGGCTGTATGTTCTTTCACAGCTTCATCTAAATGCCGAAATTTGTGGATTCTTATGAGATCAAATATATTATAGCAATGCCCATTATTAGCCGGATCACTCTGATGCTCACTGTATGCCCAAGTGTCATCATATACTCTCATTCCTCCAAAAGATGAGCCGCCTACATACGTCCAACGGTCATCATATTGTGTGGGCGTATAGACATCAGATAAGAAAGTCTCCACCCCGTCGCGCATGCCATATATTTTACAAAATACACCTATAGCCCCGGGCTTATCTTGTGGGCATCCAAGCTTTTTAATTGACGCATTTATTTGTTTTTCGGTATCCGGATGCCGTGGCCATTCTGTTGGATCCGCCCAGTCATTATATTCATTTAAAAGGGCATCAGCATCAAATGCTTCGCCCTCCCCAAGCACAAATTCCGGCTTTGCATCTTTAGAACAACTAGGCAAATACATTAGCCTATGAACATCAAATGTAGTTTTATCAAAGTAGTGCATACCTATTTTAAAGGCTAGTTTTCGTGATACAGCAGCGTATTCATCAGGCAACATTGCACGATTAGTAGGCAACACAAGCCTGTATTTTAAATTATTCGGTCTGCTGCTGTGAGTGGAGTAAATTACATAATCATACCCGCCAAGAACTAAATCTACATTGAATTGAAAATCACTGTCGGCGTTATCAGCATCTAAGGTTATGAGCCATCTACTTTCAACATTTTCCTTCTTTCTTCTGCCACTTTTTATAAACCCACCTACAAAAGCCCTACCATTTTTGATTTTATCTTTGGCGTCTTTTTGCATTCGATCATACTCAGCCATTGTTTCATCGGTTCTTCGTACTTTACGAAGTACTTCTACAAACTCTGCCCATTCCATGTAATCTATTTTCCAGCTAGTGTCTGTTCTGTTTTTTCCAAACGATATTTCAAGCATACATCTCGCCCCCTTGCCGTGCAAATTAACTGCTTGGCTATAACAAGAAATCATAAAACTGTTTTAAGTCTTTTTCCGCGTTTTGGCAATTTGATATCGATTGTTCGTAATAGCTTTCTTTTAATTCAATGCCTATACCTCGACGCCCCAATTTAATAGCCGTGTATATTTCACTTCCGATTCCAGCAAAAGGGCTAAGAACTATATCATTTGGATTGCTCCACAGATGCAATGCTCTTTCAATTACATCTAATTGCAATGGGCATATATGGCGTTCATCCTTTTCTTCTCTTGCATGTTTTCGATTAAGTGTGTTACTTTGTCTGATATCCATCCATACCGGAGATGCATATTTTCGCCATACTTGGTGTGAATATACTGGGTCCTTATTATAAGCCTCATGTTTTATGTATGCTTCAGTATCAGGCTTGGGCCTTTTAATTTTAGGCGATTCAGGCTCATTTTCTCCTGCAAAATTTGTGAAGCCTTCCGGATGGGCTATAGGCTCCGGATTTACTCCTGGCTTTCGCAGAGTTATAAGATAATCTGGCAATCCTTGTCTGCACATAGCAGAATCTTTTTGTATTTGCTTGTGTAATAGTCCTAATGCTTTTGTCCTTGTTGCTTCAACAAGTGGATCTTTCCAAATTGCTACTCTGGAATGATATATAAACCCCCCGGCTTGAAACAACCGCAATAAATCTCCCGGAAAGTCTTTTAGTCCTATATATCCGTCTCGTTCTTTCATGGCGGGTAATTCCATGCAGTGTATAGAAAGTAGTCTTCCCGGCATTAAAACTCTAAATAGCTCTTTAACAAGAAAGCTCATATTAATTAAAAAGTCTTCTCCCTTGCAATTACCCATATCTCGTTCGCTGTTAGAATACGTGTACAATGAAGCAAAAGGAGGGCTAAAAATGCTGTAGTGAATACTATTGTCCATAATACCTTTTAATACTTCTATACAATCCCCGTGGTACATCGCCCATTTATCTGTTACTGTTTGATTAAAAACTTGCTGCACTCATCTCACCCCAATTCGGTAATTTTATTTTCTTATTTGGATTATAAGGTGTTGTAATTCGTTTAGTTGATTGCAATTCTTTCTTAGTAATCTCTTTTGTAAATTCAAGCATTGCATCTTGCATTTTTTTGGCATCTTGCGTTTTTCGTTCGATATTATTCTTCACGCAGCCCTCTTTGGTACTTATGACAATATGTGCATTCACCGGTTTATTTTGGCCAAAGCGATAACACCGTCTTACGGCTTGATAATATTGTTCGTAGCTGTCTGATAATCCGACGAATATCATATCTGAGCAGTTTTGCCAGTTCATGCCAAATCCTGCTATGGATGGTTTCGTCACAAGAATCTTAACTTCGCCTCTTGAAAACCCAAGCATTGCTGATGCTTTATGCTCCGGTTTATCTGAGCCTTTAACTTCTACAGCCCCCGGGATAGCTTTGGTAAGTAGCTCCGACTCAGAATTCAGATCACACCATATGAGGCATTGGCCTTCGATGCCTCGAACTATTTCAGCTGTTTTCTTGACTCTTAGCCCTATGCTATCCTTTCTTGCTTGCTTTCGTTGCATTAACGAAAGCGGCTCTTTAATCGGGTCATCCCCATCAACTATATGCTCATAAATCCATAGATCCGGCAGGATATAGTCGTCCCCCGGATAGCCTAGATCAACTGGATTACTGATAAATACCGCCCATGACGCCATCCATTGCCAAAATACGTCTTCTGCATGACCTTTTAATCTCCATTTTGATGTGTCACCGCCATCATGTACAAAGTACATTGATAACATTTCGGACCTACTCATCACTCCTAAAAACTCGCAGTGATTGCCCAATTCCATAAAATCATTTGGTGCCGGTGTAGCAGTACAAGCTAGTCTAAAAGGGGTCTGCGAGAAGTTATCAATAATTTGGTTCCTCATTTTCGAAGCATAGTTTTTAAGGATAGAGGATTCATCAAGAATAACTCCGTCAAATTCTTTTGCTATAAAATTATGCAGCATTTCGTAATTTGTAATATTGATACCATGCTTAACATCTGATTGGCTTCTGCATATAGTAACTGGAATCCCAAACTTATCTGCTTCCCTCTTTGTTTGTTCCGATACCGCCAATGGTGCAAGAAGTAGAACATTTCCTCCAGTATGTTTGTGTACTTGATACCCCCATTCGAGTTGCATAGGAGTCTTGCCCAAACCGCAGTCAGCAAATATAGCTGCTTTACCCCTCGCCAATGCACACCGTACAATATCAAGCTGGAACTCATAAAGCATAAGGTTTAGATCAAATTTATCTATGCTAAAACCGGATGATTCTAGAATGAATCTCTTTTTGAGTAGAAATGTATTATAGTCCATTGTTCACCTCTCAATCTTTTTTATAGAATACAGTCTCGAAGCCGGCGGCTTTTAGTGGTAATCCAGGTGCCCAGTCGATAGTCTGCCCCATGATTTCAGTAATCTCTTCTAGCACCCTACAAGCCCAGCCAGGCACATCTACTACGACTTCATCGTGAACATGTAATCGAATTGCATATCCTGCTTTATCAAGTCTCATCATACTAACAGCTAAGCAGTCA